ACAAGCCCTGGACAAAATTGCCGAAACATTTGGAGAAGCGGTTAATAGCTTGCATTCAGTTGCTGGCGTTGCCGTGGATGGAATTAGGAAGAAATTTGCGTGTTATTTATCTATTTGTTATAATCTGTATAGATTAGGTTCTGGTGGTATGTCTCCTCAAGACGTACTTATGAACATAGTCACTACACTTATGCAATCGGATATGCCTGCAAATATTATTCCGCAATTGCGAAGTATATTTTTAACGTCGACAGCACAATCTGCTACCGTTGACGGAATGGTAATCGCAAAGTTACTAGCTTTGTGTTCCTTTTCGTTAATGGTTAGTAAGATACCTTCATCTAGAGACATTGATTCATTTATATTGCGTCTAGACAGAATACCACGAGCGTTTTCTGGTCTAGAGAATATGTGGAAGCGGTTGGATACCGTAACCAATGAATTATGGACTTGGATGGAAATTACTGTGTTAAAACGTGAGAATGTAATTCCGCGTTCTGATATCCTTGATTCTGTTAGTAAGTGGGAAAATGACCTTGAACAGTTGTTGACTCTTCAGAAGCATCGAGAGATTCAATCGAGTCTCGAGACGCAACACGCCGCAGGAAGAATGTATTCCGAAGGGATACGTCTTATGCGTGTGTGTAAAGATCTGAACCTTTCTAAGGGAAACACCGAAATCATCGCCCGAAATTTACCAGCCGCAAAACTTTTGTTAACGGAAGCTAACATGAGTGGTGCGGATAAGTCAAAATTAAGAACTGAACCTGTCATTGTTTGGTTTTCTGGTGCCTCTGGCAACGGGAAAACTGGGTTATCTTATCCGTTCATATTAGATATGATGCGGGTATATGGCGACCCACCAAGCACATGGCAGCAAAATGTGTATGCAAGAGAGCCTGAAACAGAGTATTGGGACGGTTATATAAATCAAGAGTATATTGTCTATGATGACTTTATCCAGATTAAGGATTCACAATTGAAACCTAATCCGGAATTGTTTGAGATGATACGCTTAGGAAATATGTTTCCGTACCAATGTCATATGGCTTCCTTGCTTGACAAAAACAATACATTTGCTGAACCGAAGTTGATATGTTTAACTTCAAACTTACAACGTTTACAAATCGAGTCATTAAATTGCCCTGAAGCGGTATCTCGTCGTATAGATTTTGCTTTTAACGTTAGGATTATTCCAGAATACCAAATGGAATATACTAGCGCTAATGGTGATAAGCTATATAGATTAGATGCTGCGAAAGCAAGACGCGATTTTGGAGATGTTCTTTGTTTTGAAGTATACAGATTTGACATGTTTGATGCCTCTAGCCGCCGTGATATTATGACGGATCTAACTTACACCGAAATGGTTAAGTTATGTCAAGATAAAATGCGCGATAGAGCCTCAAATTTTACCGATTATGCCAACTTCTTGGAATCGTACAGGAATAAGGGGGTTGCTCAAGTTGAGAAACCCAAACGTGAAACTGACGATTACAATGGAGAGACTATGATTTTTACATCTACTGCTCAAGTACATTTAGAAGACATTACTAACTTGGTAGCACCACAACCTAGCTATTTTAAACGTTTATACTGGAATATGTGTAAGCAATATTATAGCACGAAGTTGTGGCTCACTGGGTCAGATACTAGTGTTTTTGAGATGTTACTTCTCGGCGATAGAGATGGTGCTTATGATAAGTGCCTCGCTATTGTTAGAGAAACTAGATGCGAATTGAATAACATGATTAACAAGGAAGCAGAAGTTATTAAAAACGTCTTTGGAAATTACTGGCCACTCTTTAAAGCTTGTGCGGGTGCCGCGATTGGTGCGTTTTCACTTTATTTTATTTTAAAGAAGAAAAGCACACCAGTCACGGCTTTCGTTGCAAGCAATAAAGAGCTTATGGAAACAATGAAGAAAGCGAACGAATGTTTAGATAATGAATGTAAGCATTGTAAAAAATGCTTGCATAAAAATGTAGATTTGTGCGTAAAATGGTATACAAAATGCCATTGCTACGCGCTACAAATGGAATCTGCTCAAATTAATCTTAAATACTACGCCGCTGCTGCTATGTACCAGGAACCGGAAATGAAAAAGGAACGCGATCGGTGCGTAGAATTGTTATCGATAATCGATCAATTGTGCAGTTGTGACTGTGCAAATTGTGACGCTTGTTGTGACGATTCCCTCGCTGAAAAGTTCGAGAATGTTATCAAAGTTTACGAGATGCCATGTGTTTGTGTGTGTGCTCGTCTATCACAAGGATTTGATATGATTGAGTTACTAGCACTAATAAAACATTGTGGCACCTTGGAACCTACTCCAATTTTGAACCCGTACTTACGTAAACTTAGCGTTAAACTATCCGCAGACGTAAGAGATTTCGAAAGAACAGCAGATTACGAACAACTGCTGAATACTCTTCAATCTCAGGAATACGAAGGTGACGTTAAACCGCAAACAATACGTAAAGTAGCGATACGTTACCAATCTCATGATGACGATACCAACATGAGATTGCGTAAAGTGTTGCCTCGCGTTAAATACCAAATTGACACTACTACAGATAATACCCGTAGCGTGAGCTCCGCGAAAGAGAGCACCCATATCGACAAAGTGACTAATAATATTATGATCGACGAACAACGAGCCATGCC